TAGCAATAGCGTTGATCTTCTATCATTACAAAACGACGATCACGCTATTCGTCTTGTGCTACCTACTACCGCTGATGCTTATACTACTAGGAGTACGCCGATGGCGGAAGACAAACAAATACCCGCGCATGTAATAGCACAACGTGCACGTGGAGAGCCTAACAAGCGTCTACGTCGCCGCAATGAACAGTCAGAGTTCTATGACGTATTCCGTCGCATTAACATGCACGGCGGCGACAAGGACGCGTGTTGGGAATGGCTCGGAGCACACGGTAAAGGCACGCGTAACGAATGGCGTCCGCGTGTTGCTATCAACAACAAACACTACTACGTCTACCGTATAGTATACGGACTATACACTGGCTACGAACTAAAGGCTGGCGATGTCATTCGTCATAGCTGCGATCACTCATGGTGCTGCAATCCCTATCACATGCTGATAGGCACTCAGGCTGACAACGTACAAGACATGCTCGCACGTGAGCGCGTTGGCATGAAGCTACAATACATCAAGCGTATCATGCAAATGCTCGAGATAGGCTGCCCTACACCTTACGTCGCAGCGAAGATGAAAGAAGGTTACAACCTAACAATAGACGAGTCGATGATACGCAAGATACGCATGCGTACTATCTACAAACACGTCGAATGGCCTTGGGGTGACGAGTATGCTAAATCCCGCAAACGCAGGGGCAAGTAGGTTGCGTTTACTCCTAAATCTGCTATAATAGTTAATCATCGAGAGAAGAAGGAATGACCATAATGGCGAGCGCAAAGATGAAGCCGAAGGACGATGATCAAAAGCTGCCTCTTGAGGCACAATGTATACAGCGTATACAAGATTTCGCGGCACCTAAGACAACGCAAGATGCCGTTGACGTGCTAGCTGCTGAGTATGCAGTAGCCAACCTACTCCGCATCCATGCGGACAAGCGTTACGAAGCGATCAAGCGTGCTGTCTTAGACGAGCATGCCGTTGACGTAGCTAAGGTACGCAACGGCGCTGCTGAAACTATGTCTAAGACCGTCGCTAGCATCGTGGGCGAAGATTGGGCACTCACACTGAGTGCTAACAAGCCCGCTAGCAAAGTAGACGTAGACGAATTGCGTACCGAACTAGTACGCATGGGCTTTAACGTCGATAAGATCGACAAAGCCATTGAGAAGGTGAAGAAGAAAACTACACCTGCTCTATCTATCGTAGCGGCCCGTATACCGAGCTAAAGCTAATGACCAAAGACGACAACAAAGTCGTCCAACTGCGACAGCCTCGTGCGCCAAAAGCGCGCGGGGCTGTTCCTGTTGTTGACGCACAGAATGCTGCTATAACACCACGCTCGTTTCTAACGATGAGCGAGCTAGAACAGGACATGTTCCTGCAACAACTACGCGACCGACGCCTCCGCGCCGTTCAGGTAATGAAGCAAGTCGAGCGAGCTAAAGAACAAGCTAATGCCGCGCAATCGAGTGCACGCATAGAGCGCAAGGCAGAGCAAATACAGAAGCAGCTTGACAAGATCAACGTAGCTTTCGAGAAGCTAGACGAACTAATCTTCTCGATGCGTGCCTTATCCCTGCAATACACCGATGTTGATATAACAAAGGAGCCAGCCTAATGGTCAACTATGTCCAACGCGCCCGCGATGTGCGCCATACACTGCGCATAGAAGGCATGGAGAAAGGCACAATCAAAGTGCTCGAACGCTTGTGTGAAGATAACGAAATGCTGCGCCAAGAATTAGCGCAAATCACACAAGTCGTCGATAAGATGGCTACTATCGTCGCAGACATAGCAACCGTAGGTGTGAAACTCAAAAGTGAGTGGGCTGAAGTCCGCCAGCGCTTCGACCAAAATAGGGAGGATTTACAGTGACTACACCTAAAGAACTACTATCAACGGCTGAACTATCCGCGTATCTTGGTGTGAGCAACACAACGCTAGAACGCTGGCGCAATAAAGGTACAGGACCGAAGTACGTGAAGATGGGTCGTCGCAAGGTGCTGTACTTCTGGACTAGTGTACAGGAGTGGATGGCTGCAAACGAACATCAGTCAACTAAGGAGCTAACTAATGATCATCAAACCGACAACGGATCAGACGCTTCCGTGGGTTGACTACTCCACTATGAGCGCAGTCAACACATGTCCACGTTGGGGCATCATCCACTCGTGGCACGGCAAGCGCTTACCTAGCGGCAACGCTCGCGTGCTGCCACTTGAGGCAGGCAGAGCTATGCACGATGTCTTCGCTGCTGTGCGCTTCTTCGACTTACTACAACGTATGTACGACACAGAAACCATGCAACACGAATACCGCGAAGCACGTGCTGCTATGATCCACGCATATGCAGGGAGGATATTCAACAATGCTGAATATCCTGATCGCTGGTCGCAGGCGCTCGTTTACTTTCATAGCCCAGAAGATGCAGAAACACGATGCATGCAGATGTGCCTTAACCTACTCGAAACGAGCGGTTATCACGACGACCCCAGTGATAATCGTCGTACACAAGCTAACCTTGAAAGTGCGGCTATTGCATACGTGCAAAGGTATCCACTTGGACGCTTTATACCTATCTGCAATGATGATGCTTCACAAATAGGCGTGGAGGTGCCCTTCGATGTCACTCTACACGATCACGATGCACAACCCCTTGTACGATTTGTTGGTCGTGTTGACGCTGTGTGTCTCGATACACTACGTCCTAACGACACCACCCCCGAGGTGCATGAGAACAAAACAGGCAGTCGTATTGATACTGTGTGGAGTAGTAGCTTCGATACTAGCAATCAGGTTACTGGCTACTGCATTGCAATGAGTTGTATACTCGGTATACCTATTCGCAACGTCGTGATGTGGGGAGTGCAACTACCTATACCTAAGTCGTCAACGTATAGCGACGGCATCATGCGCTATCCAACTACACGCAACGAGAGCGCATTCTACGAGTGGCAAACATGGGTACGTCACACACTAGGCACTATACTAATGCATGAAGACAATCCAACCGACGCACCGATGTTTACGCACAGTTGCAATCGCTACTTCCGCTCTTGTGCTTTCATCCCGCTATGTTGCGAGGACGCAGTACAACGTAAGCACATCTTCGACAATGAAATGATCACTGAGCGCTGGTCGCCACTAGCGGAGACATTAGACCCATGACTATAGAAGAAGCTGACGCCAAGCGTGAAGAACTTTACAAGAGCTTAACTAATCTCAATGAACGCATCGCTGTGCTAGATAAAGCTCGTCATGCTATAAGGCTGGCGATCAAAGAATTAGAAATGGAGGTAGCACGTGGAACTGAAGATAGAAAAACCCACTGACACACTCGGCAGACTAAGCATGATCCTATGGGGTGACGCTGGCTGCGGCAAGACAACGCTCGCCGCTACAGCACCCGGTCGCAAGCTATTCGTGATGATCGACCCTGACGGTGATATGTCGATACGCAACATACCTAATTGGGAGCGATTGTATATCGCTAACGAGAAGTCAATCGACATAGTTAAGGAAGGTGTGAAGCCTGATCCTTACGGATTGTACAACATGATAGCAGGCTTCGACACTGTAATAGTAGATAGCCTAACAAAGTTCAGCGAACACGCACTACGTCACGCTGTCAACGTCGCGCCTAAGTCAACTATCGAAGCACCCGGCTTGAATGGCTACGGTATGCGTAACATCTTCGTAGGCTCATTCGTGTCTAACATGATCCGTATCACTGGCATGCTCAACAAACACATCATCTTCATCACGCATGAGAAGGACGCCGACCGTAATAGCGACGGCGGCGTTATCGGTGTGTCGATGATGCTTGGCGGTCAGTTACCTAATATAACTAGCAAGGACATCAGCGAAGTGTGGAACGTGCGCGATCACGGTGGCAAACGCTACATCAGCATACGCCCTGAGCGTATGCGCTCGCCTATGAAATCGCGCATGTTCGACATGGCAGGCAAGACATCGTTCGAGTGGCATTACAACGCTAACAATGATGAAGGCCCGAAGCTGGAAGATTGGTGGAACACATACATCAACACCGGCTACATTAAGTTACAAGTTCCCAAATAGACCTACTACCCATAGTAGT